CGCTCTTACTGAAGTTAGAGCCTTAGTGAAATCAGAACCGTCTGAATCAGATACAGCCAATTCCATTCCATTACCCCAGAAGCCAACTAAAGCTTGTGAGTAGTCGCCAAAGACAACAGCAGAACATTCGCCACTTGTTGAACCTTTAGTCAAGTTAGAAGGAACTTGATTGGTAACACCAACTGCATAGCCGTTAACAACACCAGGAGTAGCACCACGACCAATACCGGAAAGGTCTGTATTCCAAAGGAATGAACCATTACCAGCCGCAGACCCACCAGCTCTTAACTGCTTAAGTGCGCTCAAGACTTTTGCATTGGTTATGTAACCCATGCTATTGCCACCAGCGTTATCAACTAGAACTTCCTCTTCTAATTTAATGAGGTTCTCTAGTGTGATTGCAGCGCCGTTCGTTCCACCAGCAACAGAACCAATACCAGAAGTCTGCATGATTCCTGTTGGTTGGCCAGAAGAACCGGAGCCATTAAGAATTGCAAGGTCTACACCGATATTCACAGTGTTAACTAAATCTCTGCGAACTAACTCTTCTATGCCAGGGGTTGCCTGTAAAAGAGTCTGACGAGAATACTTAGAAAGAACACCGTAGTTTTTAGGACTTAGGCTGATCTGATCGAAGGTTGATTCAGACTGAGTAATCGCGGTTGTCTCATTCGCTAACCAGTACCCTGTTGAATTTCCAGAACGACGAGGGATAGCGACATCACCAACTAGGCCCGGAAGTGTTCCAACCCCCATAGAAATCATCAGAGTGTTATTTTTCAAACTCTCAATGAAGTCCTCGGCTTTCAATTCAGTCTCAACTAGATTCCCTCCAGTTGTCGCGCCACTTGTGACGTAAGTCGCTCTTTTTTGTAGGGCTGCGTAAGGAATAAGGAAACTCTTCTCAGATGTTCTCTTAACACCAGAACGCTCTACTTCTTGGCTTAACTCTCTAACAAAACCGGCTTCTCTGGAAGACCAATCGCCAGTAAGAGCGCCGCGAATACCAGCAGAAATGCTGTAGTCAACGTTCTTTTCTTTACTTAGATCAACAGGTGAAACCGTTTTGGCTGGGGTTGCTTCGATTCTGTCTAATACAACTCCACGGGCATAGTTGATATCTGCCTTTGGATTATCCAAAAGTGACTCAAGGGTTTCTTCTCCCAAGTCGTGCTTTCTACATAATGCAGAAATTTCTTTGATACGGTTACGCTCTTCAGAAGCCGCCTTTTTAGTGGCTTCAGAACGCACCACTTCTAAATCAGGGGTGCTAGTCATCTCAGGTTCAGATTGAGGGGTTTTGGACAGTGGTGCGTCAGAAGACGCAACGGCGTTTTTACGCTGTGCTTGCATATTAACTGAATCCTGCTCTGTAGGCATAGCGGCCTTATTATTCTCTTCTTTTAATTCCTTAGATCTTCCAATTCCTGAACCTAAATAATCAGCAGGAACAGTTACGATACTAATTTCAGCCGGTTGGAATCCAACGACTCTATAGAAGTCTTTATCAGGTTCATTCTTTCTTTTCTCTTCCTCAGTTTTAGTAACGCTATAACCTACGCTTACATTCTTAAGTATCCCGTCATTAATTAGACCTAAAACTTCTTCGCCTCTTTCATGCTTACCTAATCGAACAGTTACATAGCCCCTCTTGTCCTTCACCCAAGACTTTTCGACTACTCCTAAAACATCATCAGAATTATGATTGTAAAGCAAAGGGGCTGATGCCATTAACCTGCTTTGATCAACCGAGTCTTCACTAAAATCCAATACTTCATAACCTAGGTAGCCGCGATTTACTGGCTCCTCTGATCCATAGGGAAAAGTTAAGGTGCGTTTTTCCTTATCAACTTTAAAATCTACCGATTCAGAACGGTGTTGAATCTGTGCTTCTAAATCACGCTTCTTTTTCGTCATCGGTTTGTTTGTTAACATTTCCATCTATATTAGTAGATCCACCATATGCCGACATATCGGTATCGAAAACTAACCCAAGTTGTTGCGCTGATTCAACCTCATTTTTTCTAGCTGGAAGAAGTTCCTCTATATCTCCGCCTAATTCTGCGATGATTTGGCTCTGAGTTTTAAACCCTGCTTTTACCGCTTCTTTAGCACTAGCAACCTCTTTTTGAGGGTCAATCCATCCCCAGCCGCGAGGCATCCAACGAGGCTTTTTATATCTCTCCGGTTCTGAGTCATAAGAGGGCAAAACTAAAGCCTGGCTTAAGGTAGCCATATCTAACCACTCGTTGAAAACTCTACTGTGGAAGTTCTCGATCAAGTAATGTTGAATCATCCTGTATTGGCTGCGATCTTCTAAAAGACTGAGCCTAGAAGAACTGTAATTAGTTTGGCTAAAATCTCTACTCACTGACTCGAACGATACCCCACACCCAGCGGCAACACTTCGCAACATTGCACGTAAGAAATCAGGAAACTCCCCATTTGGAGAATCAAGATCAGGAACAGAAATTGACTCGCCTGGTTGTAAATACTTGAAGACTCCAGGCTGAAATTCTGAAACTCTCTCATCGTCATAGACTTCACCACCTTGATCCAATTCCCCTTCAGGAGAAGTAATAAATCCCATTAAAGAACTTGCTGCCCTTGCCCTAATTACAGATGCTTCTTGAAATCCCGCCAAGTGATGCAATGGTTGTATTGCAGACGCAAGCCAACTAACGCCCCTTGTCTGTTGGGGTCTTTCGCACAACATTATATGAATAATATCTTTCGCCGGAATTAACATGTGGCGGTCTAATCCTACCTGAGTAGGGAAAGGTGTGTCACCCGGATGCTTTGTTAAAAAAGCATATTGAACAGGACGCATCCATTCATTCAATTCAACGCCCATTCTCCAGGTGTTGCCTCCTTTTGTACTTGGCCCTGTGTAGTCATCATCTAATTGATCGCTTTCCAGAATTTCTAATGCCAAAGGAATTGATGAACGGCCAAAAGGCTTGCGAACAATACGAATAAAAACTTCCCCAGATTCAACCAAGCTTTGAACCATCAACCTTTCTATATCAACAAAACAAAGACGCCCCGCAGTATGGCAAGAGTCATAACGACCCCATTCTTTCCAAGCTGTTTCTATCGCTTCATTTATTTTTGGATCTAATTTTTTACCTCTTTGCATCCTTACCTGGGATTGCAATTTTATTCCAGTTGGCCCAATAACATTTGAAGTAATACTTCTTACTGCTTGCCTCGCATAAGAATTATCCCGAACTAATTGCCGCGCCCTTTGACGCAATCTTTTTATCGAGCCTTTAATCTCAGCATCAGCAGAAGTTCCGTCGGCAATCCAACCGCTAGTTAAACGGCTAACAGTTGCGCCTTGATACATGCGCCGCCTAGGAGCTGGCAAAATTGTGGGATTCTCTGGCCCTGATGTCCAGAACCCTTTCCAAGCATTTATAAGACCCATGATTTAAAAACGAACAAAGAGATTGTGTGGATTGCCCAAACCGTTAGCAATCATGTTGGCTTTTTTTTCTCGAACGATCACAGCATTTAACTCAGCCAATCGAACGCGAAGTTTATCCATATCTATGCGCTTAAAACTTCTATTACCAATGGTGTATTCTTGCGCCCCATCCTCAAACTTACGCAAAGCCTTTTTTATATTATCTCTATCTATTTCGTTCTGAGTACGCCCATCAAAAGCCCCCGGTGTTCCCGTATAAGTCAGTTGTGCCTTTACCTCTAGCTGACCTTCGTAAAGGGTTACTTCATCACCTGACTTAACGGCCCTTGCTTGATAATCCCAAATGCCGGGGTCCATGTCGCTTGTTGAAGCCTGTGTAATTACAAACTCCCAGCCTGTGCCATAAGCAGTTCCAACAATTGCTTTTGCTTGGCCGCTGCGATTAAACCTTAAGTAATAAGTGCATGTGTAATCAGTATTGGTAACTGATTCATTTAGCCAGTTAACACCCGATGGATCTCTCCAGCGAATAGTATCGCCCGACCTAAAAAGACTTGGAATAGGCATTAGCTTTTACCACTGATTGACATACGACTGCTTAGGCATAGTATTCCTTGATTTTAGCGTGTTTTCAGAAGAAGGTTTAAGAGAATTTAAAAGCTTTTTAGTCCATTCTTCGAAGAATTTACCTTTAATAGTCGTTTTTAAGAGCAAAGAATACGCAGAATAGGCATAGACACAGCAATCAAGTTTTTCAACGGCTTGATTTGGTTTCTTTTCGTATGTACTAACTGGATATCCTTTACTGTTCGTTTTCTGTGTTCGATATTCTCCCGTCAACTCTTTGAAATATTCTTCTGTTGTCTCTGCGTGGAAATGAATCTTTCCTTCTCCTTTTATCTTACTAAAGATTCTGTCCTTTATGTCTTCTGTATTCAATAAATAAACAATCCCACTTTTCTTTCTTATCTTCCCGCTGTAATTAATATCAACCCTTGAACCTTTACCAATAATAGGACCGCCTGATCTACTACTACCCTTAATTGCAATTACCCCCTTCCCTCTACGCCTCATGCAGTAATCATAAACAGATTGACAAGCCAAGCCTCCAGAGTCCACAGCACACGCACTGATTTTCAACTTCGCCCCGCTTGGGTGCTCATAGTCAGCATCTAACAAAACATCTAAAGCTCGCCAGACTTCGCTCTGATTTGGATCACCTGCAATAACATTGTGATCAATTAAATACATTTGTTCAGCTAACCCCGATGGATCAGGCGCAAAACCCCAGCAACTTACTTCAAGCCTTTGAGAAGCACTACCCAAGCCGCCCTGAACATCAACCCCAAGACATAGACAAACAACAGGCTCAGGAATCGTACCCGGTAAGTAATCTTCTCTTATCTCCATCAACGCTTCCGCGTTCAACTTCGCTTGGTATTCGTAGGAAAATGTCTCCGCTTTTCGAGTATTAACCCATGTACGCATCAAAGAGGGGTTCGCCTTTGCTTTTAGAAATTCATCACATATTTCAAACCAACTTAGCCAGCCCAATGGTGAAGCTAATCCATTAAGCCAAAAGCCAGCGGTTATTCCTGCATTTTCTGGCTTGGTTGCCCTCCATTCCCCTTGCCTAAGCATTGTTGTTTTTACCGTTTCATCAAAACGTTCTTTGCAAGAAATACATTCATACTCAACCTTGTCTAATTTTTTCGAATCAAATCTAAGCTGCTCAAACATCAAGACTTGATAAAAACCACAGACAGGACAAGGACAATAATATTTACGTTGGTCAGATTCTTCATATTCCGCCGCTATCCGACAACTGTCAGTAATTGTAGGAGTTGAGGTAAGAAATATTTTTCTTTTCGTAAACGTAGAGGCTCTTTTTTCTGCTAATGCTACGGGGTCACCTTCTCCATCAACATCCCCTACATAAGCGCTAATTTCATCAAGGCCGATATAACGAGCTGGCATTGATCTTAAAGAGCTTGCGCTATTAGATCCACCAATGGCCAAAAATCCCCCAGGAAAAACTTTTGCATATTGACTGTTTCCCGCATCTCGACTTCTTGCTGGTGGTATCTTGTCAGCTAGTCGCGGTGTATCTTGCAACATTGGTTCAAGCCTTTGTTTACTTAACCTTTGAGCCATCGCAAGGCTTGGCTGGATGATCAACATGGGCCCAGGTGCATAATCTATGCAATAGCCAATCCAATTATTCATAGTCTCCGTTTTCCCAACTTGAGCTGCAAACATCAACACAACCCTTTGAGTAGGGCTATCAGTTGAAAGTTCTTGCATTGGTTCCTTTAAATAAGGCGTTCTATCAGTCCTGAATTTCCCCGGTTCACTTGAACCACGACTTGAAAGCACCCGATATTTATCAGACCACTGATCGACGGTTAAAGGTTTCTGCGGTCTTAAGCCATTTAAAAAGCCCTCTTTCCAAGCGTTCATACTTTGGCTAATTCCTCCAATGCGTTTCGATGTTCTTCCGTTAACAATTGGTGAATGATTTGCGGATCAGTCTCACCGGCGCATTGAGGAGCCAAACGATCTGCCAAATTTGCCAAGCTTTCCCTAATCGCTCGACCAAGTTCGAAACTACTTTTTTTAATCTCAGTAACAGGAATCAAATCTTTCTTTTGCTGCTCTACTTGTAACTGAGCCAATGAAGCTTGCCAATGTTCCTTTCTTGCACGACTGGTATTGAAATCAGGGATCTCGTCATCAGGTAAAGCATCAATCTGTTTTTTTAGTTCCTTCTTGGTTTGAACTGGTAATTGATTTAAAACTGGTGCTGTGTTTTTCTCCCATAACTCCAGCGCAAGGTCTTTGTTAAGCTTCTCCCTTGCTCCCACCTTAACAATTGCAGCGTCTAATATTCCTGATTGCCTTCTTTGCGAAACTGCACTTCTACTAACACCTTTCAGCTTTGCTAAGTCTGCAAAAGTGATAAACATTCTTTTAACTTGTTAAGCAATATGCTCACATAGTAAAGCAAACTGCAAAGTTGTTAAGCAGTCCAAATATTCCACGCTAGAAAAAAAACGTCTTCTCC